GCCGCGCCGCTGCCGCTGCTGTTGACGGTGACGGTGTTTTGCGAGGGGATATATTCCACAAAGGCGTTCATTGCCTCCCCTGCCATTCGCAGCGGAATCATGACGCGCCCCAGATATTCCGTGGGGCAGACATCGTAATAAATTTTCTCGCCGTTTTTTTCTATGTATGCTTTACCGACGGCGATTTTTATGAGGTTTCTGCCGTCGGAAAGAATTGCGGTTGCGGTTGCGGCATCCCATGAGCAGGTGAAGCCCAGCTTTTCGCAGACGGCGCGCAGCGGCACATATGTGCGCCCCTCATCGCTGGTCCAAGCGGGCGGATTGGTGATGAAACGCTCGCCGTTGATATATACTTTGGGTATGGAGTCGGCAAGAGCGGCGGTGCTTATGCCGAAGCTGAATACGACAACCGCCAGCAGAATTATCAGTAGAATGGAGTTTGACGGTGCCTTTATGTATGCAGCCGTTTGTTTCTTGCCTGTTTTCATCCTGTTTATTCCCTGCCTTCCGTTAAGTGGGCTTTCAAGAAAAAGCCTCTGTTATGTGTATCATCATAGCATAATTTTAATATTAATAAACTGGTATATACTGGCTTTAATGCATAAGGGCAGACATGAGGATTGCAGTTAATTATTGTCAGAATAGGGGTAGGCGGCAGGTGTAAAAAGCAGAGAGAAAAACTGTTGGATTTTCGCATAATATGATATAATATTACAGAAAGACCCTAAATGCCTACCTACAAGGCGTTTAGGGTCTTTTTTATTACTAGAACGTTACTAACAACAAGATTTCAGTAGGTTCGATTTTTTGAATTATTGTATTATCAACTCAATATCGTTTTTTAATTCTGTAAACGTTTTATGGGTATAAACTCTTTCCCCAACTTCTTTTGATGTATGCCCCATCATCATATCAATACACTTTTTGTTTGCTCCTGCTGAATCAAGAAGGCTTCTGAAAGTATGGCGGCATTCGTGAACCGTATGTTTCATATTCAAGCGATTCATTATTTCAGACCAAATTCTATAATATCTCTCGTTGTAAACTTTATTTCCTTTGTGTGTGATTAAAAACTGATTATTTTGATCATAGTATTTTTGAATAAATGGTAATATTTTTGAATGAATGGGTACAATTCTTCCTTTACCCGATTTACTTTTAACCCCACCCTTCATTGTGCCTTGTTCAATATCAACAGCTTCAGACTTCATATTAAGCAATTCAGAGATTCTCCACCCCGAATAAATAAATATAAGAATAGTATCTACCCAAGGTTCTTCGGCGTGTTTCCAAAGTAACGCTATTTCATTATCTGTAAACGGTTGTTTTTCTGTAGGTGGAATTGCCGCAGCATGTATCAAATCAGAATTTTTCTTTGTTATAATATCCATTTCCATTGCGTATAGATCAAGATTTTTCCACAACGTTTTTATTGCCCCTTGTGTACTATACCCAAATCCACAATCATCTATTGCGTCTTGCATCTGATATGCTTTAATTTTTTTATAGGGGGCGGAGTGTAATTTTGAACAATGATTCATTGCTGATTTCATTGCACTGGCAGTGGCTTTGGAAATCCTACCTTGTTGTTCTGCTTTAGCAAGCCATTTATCATATAATTCCTTCATAGTAATTTTTGCAAGGTTGATATCATAGGGGTTTCGATTATATTCGCCTAAAACCATCAGGGCTTCTTCTGCTGTCTCGTGGTAACTTAAAAATTTGTATACAGGAAAACCTCTGTTGTCAAACTTCAAGGTTATTCTTGCCCCATAGGGCTTTCTGCGATTGCCGGACAGTTTTATTACACTTCCGTAACCATTAGGGTTACGCATAAAGCATCAATCCTTCCCTGTTTAAGATATGATATAAACCCATTGCCAAACAGAAGTTAAACTGATACAATAACATTGCTGATGTGCTGTATCATATAGGCTTGTCCTGTTTGGTATGGTAATTTCACTTAACCGTTCATGTGTTTGCGGCACATGAACGGTTTTTTTATTTCGGTTCAAGGTTCAAGGTTCAAGGTATGTTTCCTATTCTTTATTTTTTACGGATTTTTTATTTCATAATTTTTTTCTTCAAATACTTTGGGTATATAACAACCTTGAACCTTGAACCGTATAATTAAAACACATTCCCGTAATCGATGCGAACAGATTTAATAATTCCCCCTTCCATTATTTGAATCCAAAATTGCCGAACACCGCAATTTGTGACTTTATAAGCACTTCCCGTATCAGTAACCACGGAATTGGAATAACTTTTCAAACCAAATATTTTTAAAAGGTCTGATTTGTTTGTGTATGGTATGTCGAGATCATCAGCGGAAATTCTTTGGAGAATGTCACCATTAAAATTATATGAGTAATTTTCATAATACAAGGTTCGTATGGCGTAGCTTTTATCTGAAACCACGTAGTTCCATGTTTCGGTTTTATCAGGTGTTCCTAATCGGATAATTAATTCTGCTTCTGTAATTGTAGATTGCCCAACTTCTTTCCAAAAACTCATAGTGTCTAGCTCAATGGAAACCTTATTTCCTGAAGAACTACACGCAGAACAGCAGATTAAAAATGCAGCAAATACCATTAAAAACAACGAAAATCGGATATATTTTTTCATCCTAATCATCCTTTCGGAAGTTCTCCCTTGTTTTTACATACAAACATGAAGTTTAGTTCTCATTATCTTTAATCATGTTTATGAAAACTGGAATATTGGCACAAATAAAATTAAATAATATTTGCCAAGTTTGTTTTGTTAAATTATATTCTTCAGCATCTTTTTTTAAATAAACATCAAATTCACCTTCTTCATGCCATTGAAAATCAACTATGTCATAGATTGATTCAAGAATGGTTATAAGACCTTTATTAGCTGCATTAAATTTTTTTGATTGCAGTTGCTCGTCAGAAAGAAGTTCAGTTATCGGTATTTTCAATTTATCAGCAATATTTTTGACCATTTCATAATTTGGTATGATAGTTCCTTTCTCATAGCGTGTTACTGTTGCGCCAGTTACTCCGATTTTACAACCTAATTCCACTTGGGTTAAGCCACGTTTTTTGCGTGTAGATTTTATTTTTTCGCCTATCATGGAAATACTCCCTTCAAATGCATTTACTACATTATACGTAGTTTTTTGAAGGAAAGCAAGAATAAAACGTTTGACAATCTTCTTTATACGTAGTATAATGTACTTGCAACTACGTGTCAAGTATTATTTTAAGAAGGTGAGCTAATTGAAAATAAACATTGAAAAACTTTCCCTGTCGATGGCGCGGAAACAAATGACAACGAAAGGATTGTGTAAGAAGGCTGAATTATCTGATGCCAGCCTTTATCGCATTCAAAAGGGGTCACAAAAACCCCATCCTGCGACAGTAGGTCGTATTGCGGCGGCATTGGAAGTTGATGTGACGGAAATCATTGAAACAAATGCAGCAACATTCAGCGAAGGTAAGTAAGGGCTTCTGAAAGCAAAAAAAAAGCGTGGTGAACAAAGTGAACGATTGGGGAAAAACAGGTTTTTATAAGGGCTTCCTGCTTTCCAAGGGGAAAAAGCCAACATCAGAATATACTAAAACAACCGAAAATCATTGCACCCTTGCCGATGTGCAACGGTCAAGGGAATACGTTGCCATGCTTGGTGATGACGCAGTTCTGATTGATGCTGATGATGACGCACAATCTGCAAACCTTCTGAAACTTATTCAGGGTGAAGGTTTGTCATGTTTGGTTACAGACCGTCCTGATAGTAAAAGCAAGGGGTTTCATGTCCTGATGTTTGATTCAGGGGGTACGGTAAAACAGAATTATACAAAGGCCATGCTTGCTTGCGGGATTATTGCTGATATTAAAATTGGACGAAAAAATGGCTTAGAATGCCTGAAATTTGAGGGAACTGAAAGAAACCCCATTTATGACAATCCCCCATACCAAAGTCTTCCTGTATATTTCAAACCCATCAGCAGGACAATTGACTTTGCTCAGATGGAAGCTGGTGATGGACGCAACCCTGTTCTGTTCAGTTACATTCTGACCCTTCAGGAAGAAGGATTCACGATGGAACAAATCAGGGAAACAATTCGCATAATCAATAAATATGTGCTGAAAACTCCACTGAACGAACGTGAACTTGAAACCATCCTTCGAGATGATGCTTTTCGCAAAGGTTCATTTTTCAAAGGCAGAACCCTTCAGCATGATAAATTTGCTGAATTTTTGCGTGATAATAACCATATCATCAAAATCAATGGACAGCTTCATCTTTACAGGGATGGAGTTTACCGCGCGGATCTTGTTGGAATAAAAAAGGAAATAATTCAGCAGATCCCGCAATTGAAAGAATGCCAAATTAATGAAATATTAAGCCGGTTGTATTTGATTTGCGATAATAAGTCAATTTCCACATTTAATTTTATAGCGTTCAAGAATGGCATTTATGATTTAAACACTGATAAACTGAAAGACTTTTCGCCGGAAATTGTTATAACCAATGTTATTCCGTGGAATTACAACCCTGCCGCCAAGAATGAACTTCTTGAACAGACCCTCGAAAAGATTGCTTGTCACGATGTGGCAATTCGGGCTTTGCTTGAAGAAGTGGCGGGTTCATGTTTGTATCGCTCCAACACCTTGGCAGGTGGAAGGGCGTTCATTCTTACAGGAGATGGGGCAAATGGTAAATCCACATTCATTGACATGATACAGGCTATGCTTGGGGATGACAATGTGACTTCTCTTGACCTAAAAGAACTTGGGGAAAAGTTTCAAAATGCTGAACTGTTTGGGAAGCTGGCAAACCTTGGCGATGATATTGGAAGTGAATTTGTGGCGAATGTCAACATCTTCCGTAAGATTGTGACAGGCGAACGAATTCAGGTTCAAAGAAAAGGACAAGACCCCTTTGAATTCAACAATTATGCCAAAATGATTTTTTCAGCAAACAGCATCCCCCGTCTTGGGCGCATAAAAGAACACTCGGCGATTATTCGCCGTTTGCTGATTGTTCCGTTCAATGCGAAGTTCAGTAATAGTGACCCTGATTATAGACCGAATATTAAATATGACCTTCAAAAACAAGAAGCGGTTGAAGGCTTCATCCTTTTAGCAATCGAAGGGCTTAAGGCGGTTATTGACCGAAAGGATTATACGAAATCCGAAAAAACTAAACAAGCCCTTGATGAATATGCAGTCGAATCAAATCCATTGTTGGGATTTATTGAGGATTGTCAGCAGTTAGAATACAGTATGGTTAATCAAGAAACAGAAGAAGTGTACCGTCTGTATTGCCGATATTGTGATGAAAATGGGTTCAAGGAAATCAGTAAGATAGTTTTTTCAAGGCAAATCAATAAGTTGATGGGGTTGAAGTCAAAGGCTGTAAAGGTGAATGGTAGGAAGTTTATGATATACGTTCGGGACGATGGTTCAGGATAGTACATGGTGGTACAGGGTGTTTTTCAGGATAAAAAAGGCTTGAAATGCAGGAGGGTACAAGATAGTACAGGATAGATAAAACTTCTTTATAATAACAATCTTCGCCAATACAGCGAAGATAAAAAAATATATATAGGGATTTTACCCCCTTTAATCTGTACCGCAAAGCAAAAATCAAGCGAAAAGACTAGTAATATTAGGTTTTTAAGCGGTACATGATAAAAATGAGTTATCGTGTACCGCAAGGCAAAAATCGATAAAATTGAAAGGATTAACGACTATGAGACTTGCAAATCTAATGAAAAAAGCGGCAGAAGACCCGAACGGTGATATTTATTTTGATGGTATTGAAATATTTGATGCTGGACTTGATACGGAATATTATCATGACCCAAGGACAAAACAGAACGAAGAGGGGCTTCAGGTAGTAATTCCATTTTGCTCCTTTGGCGGACAAGATTGGTACATATGTCCTGATTGTTGCCAAATTGAAGCAATTTTGACTTTTGGAAAATCACAAACCCGATGTTGTTTGGATATTGATTGTCAGCGGTTGCTTCGGTTAAATGGTGAGATGTATCTAATTCAGCGAACACCTATTATTGTTGATGACAACGAAATATATTAATTTTGAAAGGTAAGGTGAACAACATGTTTGATTATAGTGAATTAAGGGTTCTTCTTGAAGAAGCTGAAAAAGCCAATGGGGTTGTGAAAGAAGCCATAGGATTGACACGGTTTCAGTTGTTGGAACGTATACAGGGTAAGGTTGCATTCAATATGCCTGAGATCGATGCACTGATTGATTGCTTGGGCATACCTGATAACGAAATCAGCAGGGTATTTTTTAAGGTGGTGTGATTTTATGTCAATAATTTTGAAGGCTTCCTATTCTGATGATTCCGAATTAAAATTTGTAGTGGATGCACTTGAACCTAATGTGGAACAGGTCAGGGAAAACGGAATTCGCAGCACAAAGAAAGGCATATTTAAGGGGGCAAAAATCGTAATAAAAAACATACCTAAAAATGCTGAAAACACCCCCAAACACAGCGGTAACAGTTGACATACTCCCTTATAGGCAGTATAATCATATTCAGGAAGTACCCTCTGCATATGCAGGGAAGCCTTTAATGACAAGGCGCGGGAAATGGCTTAAACAGCTATTTCTTGCGCTTTTTTATTTGTTTGGAGGGGTTTTTATGAAATTAATTGATAAATTGCTTGCCGAAGGTAAGAAACAATATATACGCAACAAGCGTGAGCGTTACAATGACCGTTACAAAAATATGACCAACGAAGAACTTGATGCCGAAATAACGCGACTAACAAAATTGCTTGGAGTTCCCCGTGATATTTCTTTTGACGAAATATTACGGCGAAGAAATGAGGTATGGGAAAGCATGACGGATTCCGAGAGGAACGAATATTATGAAACTTATAGATAGACTGATTCACAAAGTGAACAACGGTACAATCCCCGGACAAGAAAGACTGATTCAGGGATTTCTTAATTGCGATAATGAAAACGACAAGTTTATCTTGGAGTGCTGCTTGTGGGATGGTGTCAAGGGTAGCGGTGGACGGTCGATTATTTCAGAGCATACCACAAAAGAAAAGGCAATGGCACATTTTGAAGAAATGCTGACAGTTTACCCTAATTATAAAACTGATCCTAATTTGCTCATTGATGATTTGAAAGATGAAGGGTGCAGAGGTGGTTTTATCTAGGCTGACAAATGCACAATTGGAGGAGTTAGCTGACGGGGTTGAAGGAGCTGTTGAACACCTTGATTCAAGCGGGGCGTTGATCAAGTATTGGAGTGATGAAAATGGCAAGACGTAAGCAGTTAAAGTTATCTAATCCGGCAGAAGTCAGAAAAGCTCTTGCGCGGATAGTTAATATGGTTATAAATGATGAGCTTGAAACAAAGGTTGCCAATACAATTATTCTTGCGTGTAATGCTATTCTGGGGTGCATCCGTACAGATGAACAAGACCGTAAAATTTTAGAACTGGAACGTATGTTTGAAGAAATACAAAAACAGAAAGGATGAAAACAGAATGCCAAAATATTATCAAATGGAAACCCCCGTGGCGGTGAATAGTGATGGAGGAAGCATTGAGTACTACCCCGAAGCCAAACGGCTTGCAATTTCACTTCCCTTTTGGTTTGATGCACAGGGGCAGAAGTGCAGGGGGAAAACGGTGTCTTTGAACATTGACCAATTCAGGGAGCAGGCTGAACCACTGATTGAACTGTTGAATATGGCTATTGCCGAATTAGAAAGGAATGGAAAAAATGAGAATTAAACATAAAATACAAGCCCTTATTGGTTCATTTGAAGCCGCTGTTGACGAATTCAACAAAGCAAAAACCAAATTGGAAGCAGACACGATGCATTCCGCGAATTTTATCAGTGATGAAGTTCGCAAATTAGAACAGGATTTTAAGAATACTGCAAATGAAGCGAATGTAAGCCTTCTGGCAATCCTTCAGACCGATATTGAGGAAATCAGAAACAAAAAAGCCGATGGAAACAATTTTGAACTGCAACTTTCAAATGCTTTGAGCTTCCTTTCGCTGATTGGGGAAAAACTGAAGGATGAAGCTGCCTTTTCTCTGGTACAACCGTTCTTTGGAGATTATCAGACAATGCACAGGCTTTCAATGGCTCTTTCTAATAAGTCAGAAATTCCCGCCACTTTGTTTGCGGTTTCCGGTTATGATGCCGCTATTACATTGTTGAAAAATATGCAAATTAATTACAAAACAGTTTTCAACAATCATGAACAGGGGGGTAAGGATTTAGCAGCGGGAATACTCAATACTTACCTGATGGTATCGGTTGACGAATACGAAACCCTTATTGATAAGTTGGATAAATATCTTTCAACACCAGCGTATGAAGCGGAACAGATTGTTGCAGAACATATGCGTTCACGGTTTGAGTTTGGGCATAACGGTTCAGGTGGCGCGGGTGCCGCTACATCACGTTCGGTAAGAGAGGCATTAGCAAAGCAGATGAGGTAATGAAATTTTGAATGGGGGGTAACGGGCTTGAATTCAAAAAAGGCAGATGAAGAACTTGTTACCCTTCTAAAACAACAATCATAATTACTACAACGATAGATAAAAGGAAGGCGAGCTGCTTTGAATAAAAATATCGAAATCATCAATAAAAACCTTTGGGCAGTTAGGTTCTCTTGGTTGCCGTGGATTTCGGATATAAACATTGAACTTGATCCTTCCATCCCTGTTGAACATGAGGTGTGCCGGATAGCGGATAATGGAATTTTGATTCTTAATGCGGACAATCCGATGTTCCCGCTTTACAAAGAGCAGTTTCCTATATTCCAAAAGAAAAAAACAGATAAATTGCAACAAAAAATAAACATGTTGAAATCATTAAAAACTAGAAACCAAGGGCAAGAATTATATTTGGCAATAGGCATGATTGAATTAAATTGCCGGAAAAAGAAAGGGGGAAAATAACAAAATGGGTACATTAAAAAGCACCATCCAGTTATTTGATGGATATTCCCCCATTATAAGAAATATGATTCAGGCAAATCAGAACATCATAGGTTCTTTTCGTGCAACAGAAACAGCTTCAGCAAATGCCTTTGACCGCCAAGCAATCGAACGGGCTGCATCAGATTTGGGTAAAGCTGAAATAGCGTTTGATGATATTGAACGGCAAATTCGCGAAGCCGATAATGCCCAAAAAGGATTAAATGATAATATCGGCAAGGGTCGAGGATTGGCTGATGGTGTGAAAAGCAAGTTTCTTGGCATAGCAGCGGCGATTGGGGCGGCGTTTAGCGTAAAGAAGATAATTGCCCTTGCTGACACCATGACCAATACCAATGCCCGGTTAAACCTTATTGTGGATGATGGCGGCTCTGTGGAAGAACTTCAGGATAAAATTATGGCTTCGGCTAATCGTGCAAGGGCTTCATATCAGACCACCGCCGATGTAATATCCAAGTTGGGGATGCAAGCGGGGGATGCTTTTGCCAACAATGATGAAATTATTGCTTTTGCCGAACAATTAAATAAAAGTTTTGTTATTGCCGGTAATGATGCAAATCAAATTGAATTGGTTATGTATAATTTAACCCAAGCTCTATCAACAGGGGTTCTTCGTGGTCAAGATTTGAACACAGTTTTTAGCAACACACCGGGTATTATCCAAAACATTGCTGATTATCTTGATGCTCCGATTGGACAAGTCCGAAAAATGGCTGAAGAAGGTCAAATCACTGCTGATGTTGTGAAGAATGCCATGTTTAGAGCGGCTGAAGAAACCAATGCCACATTTAAGCAGATGCCTATGACTTGGGCGCAAATTGGCACAGTTGCCAAAAATACCATGCTTCAGGCGTTCGAACCTGTCATTCAGACGATTGGCAGGGGGGCAACATACATCTACGATAATTGGAAAAACATAGCACCTGTTTTTTACGGTATAGCGGCGGCAGTTGGTGTGGTTGCGGCAGCTTATGGTATTTGGAAGGTAGTTACCTTGGTACAAGCCTTAGTGCAACACAAATTAAATTTAACCTTACTCGCAAACCCCATTACTTGGATTGTGCTTGCCATTGCGGCGATTGTGGCGGCAATAGTGATTTGGATAAATAAAATTGGTGGCTTACAGGTAGCATGGTTGACTGTTGTGAACGCAATTTTAACTGCATGGGATTGGGTGAAAATCGGCTTTTTTACAGGTGTCTATTGGGTGATTGACCTTTTTGACAAGATGAAATTGGGTATGCAATCAGCAGGGGTCGCTATAGCAAACCATATGGGTGATATGAAGGCTAATGTATTGATGATTCTTCAAAACATGGTTAATGGTGCGATTAACATTATTAACAGTTTAATCGAAAAATTAAACAGAATCCCCGGCGTAAACATCGGATTAATTAATCAAGTGACCTTTGGCACAGCGGCACAACTTGAAAATGAAGCAGCAAAACAGGCACGAAATGCGGCTTTAGATGATTATCGGGCAGAGATTGAAGCGGGAATTGCTGACCGTCAGGCAAGTCTTGAAGTGATGATGAATGACGCAAGAGAAGCAGCGGCTGAACGGCTGGCAGGAATTGAAATTGCCAAACAAAAGAATTCGGCAGCAAATGAAACTACAGATACGCTTGATGGAATTTATAATGGTGTCAGTACTATATCAGGGAATACCGCTAAGATGTCAGATTCGCTTGATATGAGCGAAGAAGATTTACAGTATTTGCGTGATATAGCCGAACGTGATGCAATCAATCGTTACACGACTGCTGAAATCATAATTGAACAGCATAACGAAAAACACATCAATTCTAATATGGATTTGGATGGTGTTGTGGGGTATCTGAATGAAGGTATGCAGGAAGCGGTTGATATTGCTATTGAGGGGGGCGAAGAATAATGGCATACGTTTTTTAACATATTATGCGGTTTAGTTTATAATTTACACTAAGTGTAGATTGTAGTTTACATAAAAATTGTGATATGCTTTGAGTGTAAGAATTTATCCATAACCCTCTTTTGTAGTTCGTGGTATGTTAAACACACGAGCTTAAAGAGGGTTATTTGTTTTGTTTCACATTTTGTTGCATAAGTCAATATTATAATGTATAATAATATTGTAAAATTATTGTCTTGACAATAATTTTATAGTTAAGATTGCGTTTTTGTATGCAAAAAATGAATTTTTATACAAAAACACAGTGATTTATTGTAAAAAAGGAGGGGTTCTCATGGCAAACGTTTTCGATATTGCAAATTTCTTTATTGATATGGCAAACCGTACCGGTGAAGATTGTATGACAAATATGCGGATTAACAAACTGCTTTATTTTGCACAAGGGGGGTATCTTGCTAGATATGGAATCCCCTTGTTTGACGATGAGTTTGAAGCATGGCAATATGGACCAGTTGTGAAAAAAATATATGATAAATACAAGGTTTGTAAAAAAAATGCTGTTGATTTTGTTGATGACGAATACGAAAATGATAATCTTGATGAGCAGGAAATAAATTTTCTTATTGATGTGATGCGCGAATATGGGATTTATACAACATCCGCGCTTGTAGATATTTCTCATAAAGAAGATTCTCCATGGGGAAGGGCAGGGTATGAGGGGGCTACTATTCCAACTGCACAAATAGGAGAATATTTTTCTAAACCGGAAAATCAAATAAAAGCATTTGCTGACAGGCTAAGTGCCTCAAAAATATCAACGGTGAACAAATTGCCAAAAGAGTGGTACGACCCCGCTGAAGACGAGGAATGGGAGACGTACTTGAATGATTAATATTTTGCAACCATGGGATGTTTGGCTTGCCAATGTTCCATTTGAGGACATTGATGAAAGCAAGTGTAGACCTGTTGTTGTAATTCAGGACTATTGTTGTTCTGTTGATTGTGTAAAAATGACATCACATACCCCACGGCAAGGAGAATATAG